TGCTCCTGGATAACTTCGCAAAGAAGTACGAATCTAAAGGATCGCAGGAGATTCGGTTTAAGAATAAGGCTCGCTACCTAATCAGAGCCGGTAACTCAGCTGCTCGAGGTATTGCGGCACCCGATGTAATCCACATTGACGAGTTAAGAGAATTCGACACTGAGGATGTCTGGTCATCGATGCGATTTACCCAGATGAGTAATCCCAACCCGCAGGCCTATGTCTATTCCAACGCAGGCCATGCCAATTCGGTTCTATTGCATAAGTTCAGGGAACGAGGGCTCGCAGCTAGTGAAGGAGCCGATGATTCTATTGGTTGGTTTGAATGGTCGGCGGAGCCGGGAGCGGCGATAGATGATAAAGAAGCCTGGTACCAAAGTAATCCCAGTTTAGGCCACACCGTTCACGAAGATAATATTAAGGACAGCCTTTCAGATCGTGAAGATATCTTTAGAACAGAAATCCTTTGCCAGTTCGTGTCGATGATTAACCCAGTTATCTCAGAAGCCGAATGGAAGAAGTGCAAGGTCGATGACCTGCCTCAGCTCAACACAGAACACGATACTTGGATGGCGATAGACCTTAGCCCTGATAGAAAGCATGGCTCATTGGTCGCAGGCCAGAGAATTGACGGCGATAGGTTCATGGTCAGCCTTCTACACACTTGGTTCAACCCAGTCAATCTTGATGACAAAGAAATGGCTAACGATATTGCTTACTGGGTGCGCAAGTTCCCGGTTAATGCCGTGGCCTACAGTAAGTCGACAGCCTCAGCAGTTGCAGCTCGATTATCACCTGCCGGAATCCCGGTTTATGAAATCAACAGCCAGGAATATCAGCAATCCTGCGATGAATTCGTTTCTGCGGTTTCATCAATGCGCCTTGTCCATTCGGATCAAGAGGAACTAACTAAGCAAGTCCTAAGCGCCGTTAAATTAACTCGAGGCGATGGCGGTTGGGTTATGGGGCGCAAAGCTTCTGGAATTGTTTGCGGAGCAGTTGCCTCAGCGATGGTTACTCACTTTGCGACACGCGCTGAATCTGAAGTAGACATTCAGGTAGGATAATGTCTAGACAGTAGCGTATAATATGTCCAATGGGAATCCGGGACATTTTTACATCATCAAAGCCAGCAGTCGAGGTTACAGTCGACGCCGCTTCTACCCCTGCGCCGTTTAATAACACGGCTTCATTTAATCCTTTCGTATTCACTCAATCAGTAGCCAGCCGTCAACAGGCAATGGCAGTTCCAACTATCGCAAGAGCGCGTAACATCATCTGTTCAACTCTTGCAGCTCTACCACTCGAGCAATACTCGAAGGTCGATGGATCACACATGGGAACACCGGCTGTTATCAATCAGCCAGACCCACGCGTTCCCGGTTCAGCAATTTACGCATGGCTCGCAGAAGACTTACTCTTTCATGGCGTTGGGTACGGTCAAGTCCTCGAGCAATATGGGGACACAGGAAGAGTCCGTGCTTGGACTCGCGTTGCACCAGATCGTGTAACAACTAAACTTAATAATCTTCAAACAGAAATCGTTGGCTACCAGGTAGACGGCTCAGTAGTTCCTACTCAAGGAGTCGGTTCACTTGTAGTGTTCTACGGACTTGACGAAGGCGTGCTTAATCGTGCAGGGCGTACTATCCGTGCAGCTCATGCCCTCGAGCAAGCAGCCGAAACTTTCGCTAAAGAGCCAGTACCACTTCAAGTTCTAAAGTCTAACGGCACTAATCTTCCAGCAGAGAGAATTTCTAAACTTCTTGAGTCATGGAGAACTGCTCGCCTTACAAAGTCAACTGCGTTCCTCAATGCAGATGTTGAATTGCAGGCGTTGGGCATTGATCCAGCCAAACTACAGCTGAATGAAGCTCGTCAATATGTCGCTCTGGAATTGGCTCGCGCCTGCAACCTTCCTGCCTACTTCGTAAGCGCAGAAACAACAAGCATGACTTATAGCAACTCAGTATCAGAGCGCCGTTCACTTATCGACTTCTCTATGAAGCCAATTCTTGCAGCTATTGAACAGCGTTTATCTATGCCGGACTTCTGCCCGTCAACTGGTGAGATTCGATTCAGCCTAGATGAATTCCTGCGCTCAGATGCTCTACAGCGTGCTCAGGTATACGAAATTCTTAATCGCATTGGCGCCATGAGTGTCGAGCAGATTAGAGAAGAAGAAGATCTAATTGATAACAAGGAGAACCGATGAAGATAACTATGCCATACGCTATTACAGCGGCGGATACAGAGTCTCGCATCATCGCAGGCCGCATCGTGTCATGGAACGCTGAAGGCAACACCTCAGCAGGCCGCACTATGTTTAAAGAAGATTCAATCAACATGGCTAAGAACATCAAGCTAGTTCTTCAGCACGATGTAACCCGGCCTTTAGGCAAAATGGTTTCATTCGAAGCAGATGCAACAGGCATCACAGCAGAATTTAAGATCGCAAAGACTACAGCCGGTAACGATGCACTTGAAGAAGCTGCAACTGGCCTTCGCTCAGATTTCAGCGTTGGCGTAGATGTTGCAGAGTGGGATAACGAGAATGGCGTCATGGCTATCAGTTCATCCAACCTCATCGAGGTCAGCCTTGTCACAGACGGCGCAATACCCGGAGCTGAGGTCGCAAAGGTCGCGGCTGAAGACACAGAAATTTCTGAGACACCTCAGGAAGAAACACAATCAACTACAGAAGGAGAACAAGTGTCAGACACTACCGTTCCAGAAGTTGCTCCTGCCGCAGAAACGGTAGAGGCTGCAAAGGTTGAAGTTAAGGCTGCAACAGCACCTTATATCTCAACAACTGTTCGTAACCCAATCGTTGATAAGGCTTCTTATCTCGAGCACTCAGTCCGCGCTTCACTCGGCAACGACCAATCAAAGATGTATGTTGCAGCAGCAGCAGACACAACAGACAACGCTGGTCTTGTACCAACTCGTCAACTTACTGAAGTTATCAACGGCATCTCAAACGCAGACCGCCCATTGATCGACTCAGTTTCAACAGGAACTCTTCCAGATGCAGGAATGTCTTTCGAGATTCCTAAAATCACAGTTGCTCCAACAGTTGCAATCGCAGCTGAAGGCGGAACACCATCAGAGACAGACCAGAACGCAGCGTTCGTAACTGTCGATGTTAAGAAGTACATCGGTCAGCAAACATTCTCACTCGAATTGCTAGATCGTTCATCACCAGCGTTCTTCGCTGAACTCGTACGCCAGATGGAATACGCATATGCTAAGGCTACAGATGCTGCAGTCGGTTCTGCGCTAATTGCAGGCGGAACAGACGGCGGAAACCGTACTCTTACAACAGGTGCTCTTGCAGCTGATTTCGTAGCGGATGCAGCAGTATCTATCTACGAGAACACACTCGGATTCGCGACAAACATCGCAGTATCTCCAGCACAATGGGGCGTTCTCATGGGCTTGGTCGATTCTTCAAATCGCCCAATCTTCCAGCAGACAATCAACCCACAGAACGCAGGCGGAACACTTACAGCAACAGCAGTTCGTGGAAACCTTCTCGGTCTGAACCTTCGCGTAGCTCGTAACCTTTCAGGTACAGGCGATAACTCAATGATTATCGTTAACCCAGATGCATACACATGGTATGAGAGTGCGCGACTTTCGCTCCAAACTAATTTAATTTCAACTGGACAGGTCCAGGTGGGTTACTACGGTTATGGCGCAATTGCTACCAAGATCGGCGCTGGCGCATACCGTTACATGGTTGCATAGTAAATAACTAATCATGGGGGGGCTGCTGCTCCCGGTGGCTCCCCCAGTCGTTTAATAGAGAGGATGTAGAAATGGCTTCAATCGTCACAGTAGCGGAACTAAGGTCTATCCTTGGCGTTTCTACATCCCTTTATAACGATGCTTATTTAACAGATGTTATCGATACAGCTGAGGCAGTTATCTTGCCTATGCTCGTCACTTACGCTTCACCAATATCCCGTGTTGAACTCCAGGATAATATTGCCTACTACACAGTCCTAGGCGAGAACAATTTTTCAGAAGGTCAGAGCGTAGTCATCACAGGCTGCGGAACACCATTTAACGGAACCTTTACCATCTTAGAATCAAGCAACTATGACATCGATACCTATGTCATGAACTCTAATTCTCGAG